GACGACCATCCTATGACCAACCGTGATTGAGGTCGCGGGACCATAGGTGATGAATCGTCCAATATCAACAACTTCAACGCCTTGAACATCTTTGGATTTAACTGTGTCATAAATAAGACGACCAGTAACGGTTGTACTGGTATTAGCAAAAGTGGGTTTGTTGTATTTATCAACTGAAGCCTTGGCGGTAAATACCACGGAGTCAGTCATGAACTCCGCGACCTTGGTATAGATAGCGTCCATTGGCTACCTTACTCTTCTATGCGTTTGTCAGATACATTATTTGGGTTGTCGTGAATACCCGCATAAAAGTCAGTATTAAAGTCATCAACGATTCTGTCATTTGTGGATTTAAGAGCCTGAGCGTTTGCGAATGGTCGTGGAGGAGACTTACGCATCTCACGGGTGAGAAGGCTATTAGCCAACTCTTTGTAGTGAGCGATTTTGCCTGAATACGATTCTGATACCGAGATGTCTCCAACGCTCTTCGAACTACTGTCGGCAAGACGACTAAAACGGGCTATGAGAATTTCAGCACATTCACGGGCTGACTTATAGGCATCTCCGCCCCATTCGCTAATTACATAATTTAATTCTTCATCGCTAAATAGCGCATCTGTTGAATCTGTATCATGAATAAGAAAACGAACATAATTGCGGGTAGATGTACTTGGGTCACCCGAGTAGGTAAAAGTCATTACATTCCACCTAGTAAAAACATTTGTACGCGAGCAAGATTTAAGGCAGATTTAACATTTACAGCATCAGTATCCGCGCTATCACTTGCGTCGCCAAGCCCTGTAATTTTGTAAGAACCAGCCGCTAAATTTGACCCTAAAGTTTTATTGGAAATAGTCTCTGTGGCATCACGAAGCATAACTGTTCCTGTTAAGTCAGGAAGAGTAATAATTCTATCTACGCTTGGGTCTGCTACCGTTAATGTTGTTTCTGCCGAGTCTGCCGTTGAACCTTCAAAAGTAATACTTACTAAATTAGTTTGACCAATATAAGTGTCAAGAAGAGTGTCTACATCCGTTGCCAAATTAAGTATGTCTGTATGTACGGCAGGGTTGTCTCCCGCTGTTGGATAGCGTAGACCCTTACTTGTTGTACCTGCCATGATTTACTCCTTACTCAGTAGTTGGTTTTACCCAAGATAAACTTTCTTCGTTCCAAAAGTATCTTTTATTATCGGGAGGATAAGGGATAGGCGCTTCCCAACGGCGAGTGGTTTCGTTCAATACCCAAGATGGATAAGGCTGAGGCGGAATAAAATTATTTCCGTTGTAACTCCAACCTATACCGCCATCCGTAAGTTCTACATAACTATCTTTATCGGGTAGCGAATTGATAAAATTGTCATCTGCGATAATTACATTTACAACCAAATTATTTTCATCTAATAAAGCAAAAGTTTTCATGCTGTGTACCTCAAAATAACTATACCAGCATAGCCATTTCCTCCAGGACCACAACCTGGACCAGCCTGATAACCGCCAGCACCTCCGCCACAACCATAAGCAGATGCCGCACCACCTGATGAAGAGTTGCCACTTCCGTTGCCCGCTCCAGTACCACCACTTCCACCACCAACATTTTCTCCACCACCGCCACCGCCTGAACAAATTACTGTCATTCCAGTAAAACTTGAAAAATTTGCCGCAGTTAAATTGCTGTCAATACTTGATAATGATTTACCTGCGCCACCATTACCAGCATTACCGCTAGGACCAGTACCTGCCGCAGTAGCGCCACCACCGCCACCACCAGCATTACCAGTACCGCTACCACCAGCGTTTGTGTTTGAGCCACTAGCCGCACCTCCAACATGACCATTTTGTCCACCGCCACCGCCTGAACCGCCAGCCAGTCCTTCTACATAAGCAGAACCACCACCACCGCCGCCCTTCGCAGTTATTGTTGTTGTTCCCGCAAACGAACTATTGCCACCGCTTGTGCCTCCATTACCGCCAGCACCTCCAGTACCTTGCGCTCCAATAGTTACAGCATGGTCTGAACTTAGGGTTTGTGTTTGGAAAAAAGAAGAACCTTCAATGGCACCACCTCCACCGCCTCCGCCGTGGAATGAACCACCTCCTCCACCACCACCGACAACTAAAATATCAACACTTTTAGTGTCTCCCATTGAAAAAGTGCCACTAGATGTAAATATGTGATATTTGTATCCCCCGACAGTTACTATTTGATTTCCGCCAGTAGGAGGACCTGTTCGACCTTGATTTCTACCAAATCCCCTAACGGAACCACTACCAGTAGAAGCCAAAATAGGCATATCTTTTCTCCCTTTTTCTTAGATTATGCGAATTTTTGTTGAGTTTCAAGAACTGTATAAGTCGGTGTCGCGGCTGTTTTAATAATCGTGAATGTGTACGCATCAATAGCCGAAGCGTTACCAGCAGAAATCGCCGCAGGAACCTTTGGGGTTACTGTGGAACCATCAATTTGAATTGTGCTTGGATAGTAAGCAGTAGAACCATTTGTATTCATCCAAACAACAGTAATGGCATCACCTACTGCTAATTTTGATGATAAAGAAGTTGATGAGTTATATCTAAAATTCAAAGTATGGTTTGCTGTTGCGTTAGTTGTGTAATACCATATTGAAGATGTAGCAATATCAATGTTGATTGTTCCAGTAGCCGCTGAAGCAACAACATTTACACGCTCTTCTAAGCCTTGGACAATAAGTTCTTTTGTAAGGTTAGTGTGAGCGCCATTGATGGTTGGGCTTGTAAGAGTCTTGTTTGTTAGAGTATCTGATGAAGATGTTGTAACAACATTCACGCCTTCGATAGAAACAACACCTGCCGATACGCGAGCAAGAGTTGTGTCTGAAGCATGACCTAATTCAACAGAGCCAACACCAAGGGCTGTGGTTGTAGAGGCGCTAATACCGCTTACTGGTAATCCTGTACAGTTTGTAAGAGTTCCTGAAGTTGGTGTTCCTAAAACTGGTGTAACAAGTGTTGGAGTGTTAGCAAAAACTAGGGCGCCTGTACCAGTTTCGTCTGTTACCGCAGAGATGAGGTTTGCGCTAGATGGTGTTGCTAAAAATGTTGCGACACCAGTTCCTAGACCGCTTACTGCTGTTGAAATAGCGACATTTGTAATTGTGTTATTAGAACCATTTATTGTTTTATTGGTGAGAGTATCAGTTGAAGAAGTAGTAACAACATTCACGCCTTCGATTGTTACTACGCCAGCAGAACCGCGAGCAATCGTGGTATCGGTTGCGTGTCCTAGTTCAATCGTTCCTACGCCAAGAGCCGCGGATGTAGAAGCGGTGATTCCGCTAACTGGTAGACCAGTTCCATTGGTAAGATTTACAGCCGAAGGCGTACCAAGGGCAGGAGTTGTAAAAGTAGGGCTGTTAGTAAAGGCAAGAACGCCTGTTCCTGATTCATCGCTGATAATGCTTGCTAGGTCGGCAGAACTACCAACCTGTAAGTTTGTGATTGATACTTTGCCATTGGTTGTTATTGCCATATTATGCTATCTCGCTTCCGAACGCATTGAATGAGAAATTTCCTGACGACGCATAGACAGTCACTACATCTGAGGCATCAATAGTGATACCTAGAGTGTAGGCGGTGACTGAGTTTGCTGGAATTGTTGCGTCATAAACTAGATAATGTTCCGTCGCTAAAGTTGCTCCGTTTGGACGAACTGCGATTCTGTATGTGCCTGAAGTACCCGCTTGATTGGTAACTGTTATGGTCGAGATAACCGTTTGTGTTGCGGCGGGACAGGTATACAGCGTCGTGGCAGTTGTCGCGCTAGGGTTTGATTGCCCTAGGACTTTGTAGGTAGTTGCCATGCGGTTATCCTCCGATTAGAAGTAATGGACTGATTGTACCAGTCGCGTTATTTGTGGCTGTTGTAGCACTTGCTTGAGCGCTCGCCTCCGATGCTTCAGCCAAGGTGACAAAGGCAGAAATATCTGCGCCATCTAAACTGTAACTAGCGGAAGTCAAGGCTGTATAGGTAGCAAAAGCAGTATCTAACGCTGTATAAGTAGCGTAGGTGCTTGGGATATACCAGTACTTTCCTGAAGCAAGAATTTTATCTGTGGTTTGATTTATCTGTGTGTCAAGAGTGTCAATATCATCTTCGAGAGCGGAGAAACTTGTTTCATCGATTGCCTGTACAAAGTTTTCTGACAGAGTAGGGGTTGGGCTTATGTCGGCTAAATCAAGGGAACCAGCGGTGTCGTATGGTACCGAAATCGTGTATGTACGCCCTCCAGCAAAGGATTCTTCAACGGTGTAGGTAAAAGGATTAGGAACAATGTCAGGGTCGTTTGTAGCAGGTAAAGTGACCGAAAAAGCACCTGCGCTAAGAGGAACCACAATACTTGATGGGGCAACCATTTGGTCATCTGTGCCGTTACGGAGGACATCCCCTAAAGTAAAACGAACCTGACCTTGAATCGGGTTACCTTCATAATTTACATAATTGCCTGTGATTGTTACGGTTGTCAATGAAGAAGCAAGAGCCATTACGCACCTACCAAAAAGACTAAATCAAATCTCTCAGCAACAAGGTTTTCGGCTGTTTGTTTATGGGCAAGAGCATTACTAACTGCGGTTTCTAAATCATCTGTGCTGGTTTCTGCGCCATCAGTTACTACTTCTAATTCTGTTAAAAGATTATTGGCTGTTGTTAATCGGGCAATCGGTACATAAGGTTCTGCCATTTTAGACCCCCATCATCATTAACTGATTTGAATTGTAGGCACTTAAAGTGTTTGCCGCGTTTAGCGCGTCTGTCGCATAAGTATCTGCGTCGTCGGCTTCTTCATCTGCGTCTACAACTAGAACTCGGATATTTTCTGCGTTGTTATATCGCGTCAATAAAGCCTGATATGCGTCTACCGATACATAAGCGGCCGCTTCAGCAGAACTAAGAGCAGGTAAAAGGTCGGCTAAATTTTGTGTGGTTCCCGCAACAGATAGTGGCAAAGCCAATTCTATTGTGCGTCCACCCGTAAAGTTTTCTTCGAAAGTATAAATAAAAGGTTGAGGTGTTACATCAGTATCGCTGGTAACTGGTAAAACAACTGTAAAGGAACCCGTAGCGTCAAAAGTCTTTTGAATTACAACAGGGATAATAATTACATTGGCTGTTGTTTCTTTAAGAATTGTTTGAGGCGTTATGTTAAGAGAACCACGAACGGGGTTACCGCTCAAATCCACATAAGTCCCAACAACGGTACAAGTCGAAAGCGATGCTGGCAAAGCCATGTTTTAAGCGCCTTGTCTGAATACATTCACAGTCTGTGTGCTGGATGCTACAACACCGAAAACTTGTTCTCCTTGTTGTAGTTCGACGGAGAAACTGGTTCCGCCTAATAACTCATAACCGTAACTGGTTGTCGTAACTCCTGCCCCGCCTAGATAGACGGTAGCCCCCGATGTGGGAACTTGGATGCTAATTGTCTGTCCGTCGCGTCCGTCCGCGTCAGATGTAAGTTTAGTAGCGGTTGTTCCGACTGAAACTCTTTGGTGTGATACTGCCATATAAACTCCTAAGAAAAGAAAGGGCGACCCATTTTAGCGAATCGCCCTTCGCACTATTCAGCGACTTCTTTTGTTTTCTTTGTAGCCTTTGGCTTTGGAGCCTCTGCTACTTTTTCTTCAACTACATCATCTTCAATCAATTTGATGTAGCGATTATTAGCCAAGGACTTAGCATGACGCCATCCCTTGACTTCTACAATGTCTCCAGCCACAAGTTTGCGACCATCAACAATCATTGATTTAAGAATTTGTGCTTTCATTTTACGCAGTTGTGTCAATCCAGCAATATGAGAATGTTGCCGCCGCTTGGTTGATTGAACCTGCGGTTGGGTTGTAAAGATAGATTGTTACTGTGTCTGCCGCTGTTACAGCCGCTCCACAGTAAATCAAATCATCATTCAATGTTGATGGTGGGTTCACAATGATGATGTCAGTTGTTGCCGCACCAGTCAATGTGAATGTTGTTGCGCCACGGGTTGTAGCGTTGAGTGAAGCAGGGTCAATTTCTACTGTTCCGAATTCGATGCCGTAAACGGTGTCGTTGTCGCCAACCTGTAATGCTCCGACTGCTACTTCGCCCTTGGATAGTCTGTTTACTAATGCCATTTATTTCTCCTAAATAAAGGAAGGGAGTGAGACCTTCAAAAGTCTCACCCCCTTCTTTGTTTGAACTAAGCGACGATTGTGTTCCAAAAGTAGCCGAGGTCAGAAGAGATGACTTTGTTATCGAAAGCCATTTCTGCTTCAACACGGTCTGACTTGATGGATTCCATACGGAACTGTGAAGTTCCGATTGTTGCGCCGAGTCCGCCTGATACGCCAGTCCATGCGAATGTGTATCCAGCGGAAGGGGTTAGTAGCCCAGGCTGAGGAGCAACATGGCAAAGAAGAGCCTTCTTGCCGTGAGCGAATCCGTATGCTTCAGATGCGCCTTCGTTGTTTGTAGCCTTGACTGCCTTAGCAACCATAACGCGAGGAATGTCGAACATAGCCGCCAACATATCGGTTGTGATTGTCTGTGAAGATGTGTACTTGATGCGGTCTACAAGGTCAGGGTGATTCTTTAGTGACTTGAATACATCGTATCCAAGAACCAAAGTGTTCGCTTCCATTCCTGTGTTTCCAAGGATTTCTGCCTTACCATTTTCAATATCTGAGATTGGGTCAGATGAAGTGTAATCACTCCATTGCTTTGTCTCACCTGAAGATGGAGCGCCTGATACACCAGTTACATCGTCAGCCCATACACCAGTTCCGAAGAAATCGGATACCCATTGTAGTTCACGACGAAGCAATAAACGGCGAGTAACGAACTCTGTTGCCTCACGAAGAGGGTTTAGAGGAGCGTCTGCGTTAGCAACAGTTTGGTCATCAACATCTTTGTGGAAAGCCCACACATCTGCTGAATATGTTCCTGTTGAAAGATTGTAACCGCCACCAGCAGATTCAGTTCCAGGCGCACGGCGTTGAGCCTCATCGCGGAACCAATCGTTCTTGGTGTAAGTAAAGTATTTATCGCTCTTCTTATCGACAGGAATTACTGGGAATACCTTGTCAGCGATAAAGTTATCTTGGTTCTGTAAATAAGCAACCGAGATATTTGTAAGAATTGCGTCCACATGGACGGAGTTAATGTTTGGCTGTGGCATTTATTTTTCCCCCTTATGCCGCTCTGCCTGGATTAGCGCAGTTAATTACGGCGGTGACGATGTTTCCATCTGCCGCAGATTCGGTCAGAAGAGTTCCAACAACATACTTGGTGGTATCTGTACCAGCAACCAAGGCAACTGCCTTGCCTGTGGCGGATGTGCCAACAAGTGCGCCTTCGCCGATTGCCGCTCCCGCAACAATCTTTGTTCCACCGACAACAAGCACTTCTGCTTCCTGTCCTGAAGTTGGAGCATTTTGTAGTACGCCGATTGGAATATCGGTTGCGCCGCTTGCGGCGACTGCTTGACCTGATGAATCCAACTTGACGAATGTGTATTGCTTACTGGAAAGGTCGGCACCTGCGACGAGGGTGACCTTTACCGAGTAATTAGAGATTTCGTATGCCATGTTTTAGGCACCTTTCTCGGATAGGTATTGGCTGTAAAGGTCAGGGTTTTTTGTAGCAATATCAGCCATTGCTTGCGCGAATGACTTTGCTACACCCTCTTCAACAGCAGACTTAGCGAGAGTAGTCATACGCTCGTAAGCATTGCCTGATTTGAAGTCCGCGGACTTGCCGATTTCCGCAAAAATAGATGCTGATTCAGCCTGAGCATTTACGGAAGAAAGAATTTCTTCAACGCTCTTTGCTAACTCTGAATCGGTTTCAGACAAGCGACGAAGCGCTGGTCCAACTTTTTCAGCATTGAGATTGAGGTTAGCCCAACCCTTTGCTTTTTCGACTGCTTGAGCATCAGCACGGGCTTCACGCTCTTTTCTAAGTTCAGCGGTTGCCTCCTCTGCTTGCTTCTTCAAGTCTTGAATCATTTTGACAACTGGAGCAGGAGCGGACTTCATGTAGTCCTCTTCTTCTTTTTTAGGTTCCTCTGAGTCTTGACCCATCGCCATCTCAACTTCCTCTTCAGGTTTCTTGTATTCCTTCTCGGCGAGTTTGGCTTCGAGTTCAGCGATGCGGGCTTTAGCCGCCGCTAGTTCTTCCTCAACGGTTTTTTCAACCTGTTCTTCAGTTGCCTCGGTAGTTTTGTTATCCTCCATATTGGAGTCCTCCTTGGTCAGCGATTTGTCGAGAACCCTCTGTACTTCAGATTCGGAG